TAAATTTTTGTGGGGTAGGTTATATAAAAGCATTAGTCAGTTTACTGGATACCTTCCGATGGAAGTGCATCTTTTGTGCGGGCATTTATTTCTCACAGAACAAAAAACAATAAATGAAGTGCAAGTGCCTTATGTTAGATCAACTACAGATTTGTCAGTCGAGGAATTTAGTTTATATATTCAGCAAATAGAATCGTATTTCTCACAATTAGGATGGTCGATTGAATAAGGATGAAAAAAAGCACTACGATAAACTGTCGCAATTAGGATGTATAGTATGTAGGCGAGAAGGATGGGGTTATAGTCCACCTCATATTCATCATATTAGACATGGTGTTGGGTTATCCCAGCGCAGTCATTTTAGCCTGGCAATACCCTTATGTCCAAACCATCATCAAAATGGCGGTTATGGGATAGCTTTACATGCAGGACAAAAAGAATTTGAAAGAAAGTTTGGATCGGAAGTTGATTTGTTAGCGGAAACTTTAAAATTAATCAAAGGCAATTTATGATAGAATTATTGCTTGGCGTTATCATTATGATTATTGCCATTTATATTATGAATAGGTAATTTAATGCCAACTGCACCTCTTAACACCAAGTGTCGGGAATTAGGTTGCAAAAATGAAAAGACTAGCCGATCAACTTTTTGCAATGAGCATGGTGGCGCTATAACAGAAAAAGGCAAAGAAAATAGTAAGCTTTATGCAACGGCCTTTTGGAAAAAACAAAGAGTTATACAATTAAGTAAGAAACCATTATGTGAAGCATGTTTGCTTGAAGGCAAGGTAGTTCAAGCGCTTCATATAGACCATGTATTTCCTCACAGACAAGATCAAAATAAATTTAGAAGTAATTTGTTTCAAAGTTTGTGTGCGCCCCATCACACACTAAAAACTCAAGAAGAAAACAAGGGCATTTATCTTTACTATTCACCCAATGGAATCATTCAATACGATGACACAGATTATGCCAAACAAATTGCTGACAAAACAGAATTTGCGTAAGATATATAAGTTATGTGCATCATTACCCCCGTTTAACGAATACCCCATGCCGCAACCGCACAAAATTAGTTTTAGTGTGATAAATACCAATGAAGTGTTTGGTTACTTTCATACAGAGCCAATGAGAATTGAGATTGATAAGATGTGCGATACATGGGATCATTTATTCCAAACTATGATGCATGAATGCATTCATGTTGCATTGTATAAAAGTAATCACCATGACTTTGACCAGCATGAGCTAAAGTTTAATAGAATAGCAAAAAGAATTTGTGATATGTATAAATTTAATATAAAGGAATTTTAAATGAATAAAGTTATAACATTTATATTAGCCCTTGTCATTGGTGGCCTATTGGCTATTATTTCTGATCAAGTATTTGCGGCTGATACTAACATAACTACAAACAATAAAGGCATGCCTGTTCCTTCAGCTATTGCGCCTTCTATTTCTACTATGAATCCGAAGATTTGTAAAACAGGCGTAAGTGGCGGAGCTAATACAGGTGTTGTTTCTTTTAGCGGTGGATTTACAGTAGAAGATGAAAATTGCGCAAGAGTAGTTAAAGCAGAAACCTTATCTAATTTAGGATTAAAAGTAAGTGCGGTAAGTTTAATGTGTCAAGATGAATCAATATGGGAAGCAATGGAAATGGCATCTAGCCCTTGTCCATTTGGTGGAGCATTAGGCGATGTTGCTAGACGCGCTTGGTTTAAACGATACCCTGAAAGATTCTATAAATTATATGGTTCGGATTTTAAGTTTCCTGTTATTGCTGATAAGCAGTAATGCTTATGCCTGGTATTGCACTTATGTTCCTGATCAAAATGGATACATAACAAATTTACAATGCTATGACATAGATGATGCAACTGCGCTTACAGGATATTGGTGTCCATATTATCCTAATGATCCAATATGCGCACCTTACATTCAGCCATCTTGCACAGACGCAACAGAAAGTAGAACTTTATCATGTCCTGTTAATTATTCAGGTGCATTAAATCAAGTTAGGTATTATACTTGTAGCACAAACAATTGGTCGGCTTGGCAAGATGCATCAAATAATTGTGTTGCTGATCCGCCAACTTGTGTATCAACGACAGAAACAAGGACTTTATCATGCGCGAGTGGTTACGAAGGATTAATAACGGAATTAAGAATTTCCCAATGCTCCGATCCGTATGGTTTGCCAACTTGGACAACTTGGTCGGAAACATCCAATACTTGCAAGATGACATTGGACAATCAAGACAATGTATCAAGTCCTGTGAGTGTGATAAGCCCTGTGAATCCGAACGGAATACTCAACACAAGTGTTACGCCTACGATAATAGAATCTGTGATTGCACAGACAGATATTGTGCAGACATTCAGTAATGCATTGACTAGCACTACAAGCGAAGTTAAAAGTGAACCTAAAAAAGAAGATACCAAATCAGAAAATAAAAAAGATACAGAGATTATTCCTGGATTAGGAATAGTTTTAAGTTTGGCTTTAATACAAAGCCCAAACAATTTAACTCAACCTAATATGGTTGATTCTTATAATTTAACGCAGGAAAATGATTATGGACTTCAACAAGGAATTTATATGGGGCTTATCACTCAAACAAGTATTTCTGATAGGTTCAACGCTTATAGCAGTCGTAGGAACGCCGATTTATTATGGAATTACGACTTTCAACAAAATGCGTTCGGTCGTTGATTCATACGATGAAAGCAAAGTGCAAGCATTAGAGATACAAATGAAAGCTCAACAAGAGCGTTTATTAGCCATTCAAGATGCTCGTGGATCACAAAGAGAAGTAGAAGCTTCATTAACAAGCGTTCGTTCTGAAGTTAAGGCTCAAATAGATGGCTTAAACACTCAAATGAAGGCTATACAAAAATCAATGACTAACCCAATAGGAAATTAATATGCTTACCCTTATATCATCTTTACTATCATTCTTTAGTGGCGGATTGCCAAACATTCTTAACTTTTTTCAGGATCGCTCTGATAAGAAGCATGAGATTCAGATGTCAAAGCTTCAAACAGAAAAAGAATTGCAAATGGCAGAGCGAGGTTATATTGCTCAAGCTAAAGTAGAAGAAATACATTTAGAACAATCCCAAGTAGAAGCACAAGCGCAAGAGCGCAATGCTTTATATCAACATGATATTGAAATATCTAAAGGCGCATCAAGATGGGTAGTAAATATTAGAGCTTTAGTAAGGCCTGTAATTACTTATGGATTATTTAGTTTGTTAGTTTTTGTAGAAGTATTTGGTTTCTTTTATGCTATTCGCACAGGTGTTGATTTCCAAATAGCTATGAATTTATTATGGGATGACGAAACACAAATTATATGGGCTTCAGTTGTTTCATTTTGGTTTGGCACACAAGCGTTTAAAAAATGAAGATATGCGATAAAGGTTTAGCAATCATAAAAAAATATGAGGGCTTTTATAATAGGCCTTATTTATGCCCTGCTTTAATTTATACGATTGGTTACGGCCATGTCTTATATCCCGAACAGGCAAGATTGCCGTTAGCACAACGAAAAGCATATCCACTAAAAGCAGAACATAACAGAGTATGGAGCAAAGAAGAAATAAATGATTTACTTATTAAAGACCTTGCACGATTTGAAAGAGGAGTTACTATGTTATTCCCTGTGTCTTATCGATTCACTCAAGGAATGTTTAGCGCCTTATGCTCCTTCGCTTTTAATTGCGGGACAGGATTACTACAACGCTCTACTGTTCGCTCTGCTTTGTTGCGCGGTGATAAAAATATGGCGGGCGCATCGCTATTGAAATATAATCGTGGTGGTGGTAAAGTCTTAAACGGATTAGTTAAGCGTAGGCAAGATGAATATAATTTACTAATGACATAGGATAAGACAATGGATAAGACAGAGATATTAAGAACTGCTAATGAGTATATAACTAAAGACAGACAATCAACGCATGGACAAGCAGAGGATAACTTCGCTAACATAGGAAGATTATGGTCGGCTTATCTGAATCATCCAATCACTTCTCAAGATGTTGCAATACTAATGACACTATTAAAGATAGCTAGATATAAAGGCAATCCATCTCATGTTGATAATGC